GATAAATTCGTAAAAGATGTACGAGATTTAAATAAATTAAAAAGTGTATGGTTAGATCACGAAAGAAATATCGGATAATATTTATAATTTTAAACCATGAGGTAATATAATGGCACTACCAATTTTAAATGACAAACCTAAATATGAAATGACTATTCCATCAACTGGTCAAATAGTACGTTTTAGACCTTATCTAGTAAGAGAAGAAAAGGTTCTGATGCTTGCTATGGAATCAGAAGATTCAAATCAAATGTTCTCATCAATTATTGATACCATAAAGGCGTGTGTCGATACAGAGGAAAGTGATATAAAATGGAATGAACTCGCAATATTTGATATTGAATATATGTTCGTAACTATTAGATCTAAATCTGTTGGAGAAACAAGTAAACTGAATTTAAAATGTACTGAATGCGAAGAATCAAATGAATTGGTTGTTGATCTATCTGATATTGCTCCGGCTATGCCTGATGTGTCATCAACAATTGTTCTTACAGACGATATTAGTTTAGAAATGCAATGGCCAGCTTATAGTGATTTAAATAAAGCTGGAATGCAAGAAATGAGTAGCACTGAACTTACAATGATGATGATTGGTAATTGTATTAAATACGTAAATACAGTTGATGATCAAATTATACTGAGAGACGAATCACAGGAATCAGTGACTGCATTTATTGATTCTTTAAGCACAGCACAATTTGAAATGATAAAAAATTATACTGAGAAAATGCCGCAGATTATAAAGAATATTGAATTTGATTGTGAGAATTGCAATCATCATAATGAAATTAAACTACAAGGAATGGCTGATTTTTTTTAGTATGCCTCTCTCATGATAGTCTTATAAATTTTTATAAGAGTAACTTCAGGATGATGCAAGACCATAATTATTCGTTAAGTGAACTAGAAAACATGATACCGTGGGAAAGAGAAATCTATATTATGCTTTTAAGTGAACACATAAAAGAAGAAAACGACAAAGCAAAAGAGCGTAATCTTGGGCAGACGTAATAGGATAGAATAATATGGCAACTATAGAACAGTTAACACAACAGCTTGTTAGTGTAAACGAGAACCAAAACGACACAGCCAAAGAGACTAAAAAAGAAATTAGTGATCTGTCAAAAAGTGTGAAAGATCTTCTAAAATTTCAAAAAGATCAAGCAAAAAAATCTGGCAGCGATTTAGAAGCTGAAAGAGAAGCATCGAGAAGAGCGGCTGGGGCAGGCAATGCTGCTAGCGGTGCTGGCGCTAGCAGCGTCGGTGGTGCAGCAGGCGGTTCTATGGGTGGAATAGGTTCAATGCTAGGTGGAGTAGCTGCTTGGGCCGGAAAATTTCTCTTAAAATTTACAAAAATTTTCGGAATGCTAAAACGTATGTTTATTTTCGGAGCTCGAGCTACTGGTATAGGTGCAGTAATATATTTAATTTATCAAACCTTTAAAGACATTGGCGAAAATAAAAATTTTCAAGAAGCTATAGCGAAAATAAAAGAAAGTTGGAATTCTATAAAAACTTCATTTATTTCTATAAAAGATAAAATAGTAGGTTTTTTTGTAGATGAAAACGGTGAGAAAACAGATCTAACAAAAACAATAGAAGATACTATAAATTCAATAACTGAATTTCTTGTAAAACCACTTAATAGAATTAAGTGTACTATTCAAGATTTTGTTAGTGTAACACTCTCGTCAGTAGTGAAAAGTATTGAAACCATATTTAAAGGTCTTGATTTAATACTAAGCGGAGAGTTCGGTGCAGGTATAAATGAACTATTTAAAGCTGCTTTAGGCTGGGATTTTAAAGCTGGAAAAATGACATCAGAATCTATGGGTTTACTGTGGCTTCTTAAAAATTCTTACGATGCTGTTCTAAGTCTCATGCCTGACCTTGAAGTGGTCAAAGGCTCTATGAGTAAAAGCTTTAAAGGCTTTTCTGAATTTTTTACTATCGATATTCCATTATGGTTTAGTTCTCGTAAACTAGATTTTGATTTATGGCTCGGTGATGTCAAAATAGCTTTTACAGAAAAGTGGGAAGAGTTTTCTGGATTCTTCACTAAAACAATACCAGACTGGTTTAGTTCTCGTAAACTAGATTTTGATTGGTGGCTTTTAAATCTTGAAATGGATTTTGAAGACAAATGGGAAGAGTTTTCTGGATTCTTCACTAAAACAATACCTGAATGGTTTAGTGCTCGCAAGCTAAATTTTGATTGGTGGCTTTTAAATCTTGAAATGGATTTTGAAGACAAATGGGAAGCGTTTTCTTGTTTCTTTACTAAAACAATACCAGACTGGTTTGAAACTACAAAAAATAAATTTGTAACAGCATGGGACGCCAGTAAAGATTTACTTAAAACTAAGTGGGATGAAGTAGTAAAATTCTTTACTGTAGATGTACCAGAATATTTTACTAATTGGCTTGATACTGCTGTTGATAACGTTATAGATCCAATCGCTGCAACCTGGGCTAGAGTAGTTGATTGGTTTCTTAAAGTCAACACTAATATTGCTACAAAATATGATGAGATTAAAGCTTTCGGTTCTGATATAATATCTGGAATAAAAGATACTTGGTGTAATGTTGTTGAATTCTTCACTGTAGATATACCAGCTAAAATGAAAGCAGTATGGGAAACAATAAAAGCATTAGGAAGCAATCTATTAGGTACCGCAGAAACAGGTCTTAAAATGTATTGGGATCATCTTGTTGATTTTTATACCGTTAAAATACCAGCCGCAATGAAAGCAGTATGGGAAATAATAAAAGCAGGTGGCACAGGTATATTAGATAATATTAGCGCAGGCTGGGAAAGTCTTAAATGTTTCTTTACTGTTACTATTCCAGAAACAATTAGTAAATTTTTATCACCTCTAGAAAATTTTGATCCAATGGCCAAAATTACTGAAGGCTTTGCTACAATCAAAACCTTTTTTACAAAAACTATTCCAGATAAGATTGCTGAATTTAATCCGCTTGGTGAGTTTAATTTGACTGAAGAAATAGGTAAAAAAGTGGCTGATATGCTAGCTATGATTTTTGATCTTATTCCAAGTATAGAAGATATTAAAAATACTATAATAAGAAGCGTAAATAAATTAGGCAGCGCTGGAAAAGCTGTAATGGACTTTTTCGGATTAGGATCTGGAACAGAAGGTCCAGGTCCGTTGACTACACAGGAAAAAGTAGCGCAAAACACTGCAGAAAGAACAGAACAGGGATTAAAACCTTTCGCGCCTTTACTGGGGGTACAAGCATACAGCCCTGTAGGTAAGAAGATGGTCGACCACAATTACACCATGATGGATGAGTTTTTAACAAACGAACATAGTGCTATGAATAAGCATCTAATAAATAAGAAAGCTGACGACGCGCGGCTTGAAAGGCTAGCACAATCTGATAAATTAGGGCTAATAGCTGATAAGCTTGAAGCATTAATATCAGTACAGGCTATGGGACCTCAAAATGAAGGTTTAAAATCTATGGTTAATAATCAAACTTATAATTATGTCACGGCACCAGCAACGTCAACTGATGTAGAATATATGGGGTACGGACCACCTCACTTACAACATTTTTATAAATGATAAAAAAAATGCCGGCAATTAAGCCAGCATTTCTCAGTTATATAGTTATATTTAATCGTTAACTAAATTAGCAAAATGCGACATAATATCGTCATCATCATCTGAACTAGCTACAGCACTCATTGCAGGTTCAGGAGCCGATTTAATAGGTGTCGCTACTTTTTCTTCTCCAAGGCTACGCTCTTGGGCTACTGTGGGAGCTCCAGCAACTGCTGCTTCTCCAAGTACACTCATCAATTTAGTTTTTAGCTCTGTATAAGACTTATATTTAGTAGGGTCATTATACTCAGCCAAATCATGCATTGAATTATAAAGACCTTCAAGTTTTGCATCATCTTCAGAAAGCGTCTCTTGAGAAGCAAATTCTGATTTATCATAGTTGCGATAACCTTCGACATCCCGAATTTTTAGTTTGAAGTTAGCACCAGTCCAAAAATCAAATGGATTGATTGGTTCTTCATCTGCAAATTCTGGTTGCATAGCATCCATTAGTTTATCAAAGATTTTCTTACCATATTGATAGAGAAATACCTTACCTTCGTTGGCAGGATTACCTGGATCAGATACGATAAGAACGTTTGATACATAATGCAAACGACGTTTTTGGTTACGAGCGATCGTCTTATCAGACTCAACACCACTATTCCAAAGACGGCTATTGACTTCACCGACTGGATCATCTTGTCCAATAGATGTAAGTGATCGTTCAATGTACCATTTACCAGTTGGGCCTTTAAAGCCATGATCCCAATAACGAACCCACGGCAACTCAGAACCTTCTGTGGCTGGGAGGAAACGAAGAACAGCATAACCGTTATTCTGTTTATCGACCGTAGGTTTCCAAATACGATCGTCTGTGTATTTGTTTTTAGCACCGCCAGCAGATTCTGCTGCTGCCACGAGTTTATCA